ATTCTATGAAGTAGTGATTGTTGGATACTGCATAACCTTCAAGTTTGTTGAGTTCGACTAACTCAGGTTGTTGTTTGTGTATGTATTCTAAGGCTACATCGGATAACCCAAATCCGCCGTAGCATTGGTTTATAACGATTTTATTACTCATAATAGTTTTGGTGATAGTGGTTAGAGTGGTGGCTTAGGAGCAGGTTGTTTATCCCTTACTACATGTGCGTTAAATGAATTTGCACGATTAGGTGTAGTTCACTGTAAAAGCTTGTCTCATGCTTTTAGGAACTCCTAAGCCTGAAGAAATTGATGGGGGCAGGATTGGATACCTGCATCCGATATGTTCAAGATATTTTATGCGACACTCTTGCGAGTGAGAAGATAAACGCTTTCACGCCTTACATCTAACTTGAGACAGAACTTAATAAGTTCAATTATGGTTTTTTGCCATACTCAAGTACGAGAGGTATCAACTACGATATGACTTATAAAGTTTCTTCCACTAGGTTGTACACTTTACATCATCATCCTCCCCATCGGGATGGACGGCATCTCTCTGCAATTTCTCTTGATCATCCGAAACCTATTCTATTCATGTCTGAAACCTTTCCCACTCATTTGAGTTCGAGGCACTCTGCGAAGAGTTAGAACAATTTGTGCATGTTAGCCTTCTGTACGGCTAAGCTACATGCTTCCCCTTATGCCAATGATCAGTCGGCATAAAATTGAAACGAGGGAGCGAAGGAAAAAGAAAATTCCTCTCCCCCCTCACAATCGATCCATTAACGGAACTTTATGGCTGAGGTGTTGCTGTAAATTCTGTTTCGTGAAGCGTTTTGTAATTATCGTGTGATTCCATATTACTGAGCATGGATTGTAGTATTGTGTTGATTGCTGTTAGTTGTGCTTCAACTGTTTTTTTATCTTTTGAAATACTGAGCAATTGAGCTAGCAAATCTTGGATTATGTATATTCTGTCTGAAGCCCATGTGATATCTGATGTGTCTATACCTATTTCGGTAAAGTCATAACCATGTTTAGTGCTAGGTTTTACATAGAGTTTACGGAAGTCGTCAGTTATTGATTGTGGTAATGTGATTTTGAGTGTGGATTTATTCATAATTGAGAGTACGAGTGGTTACGCCACGAGAACTCGTGACATGATGATAGTTGCTAGCCAAAGGGGTGAGCAGTTTTTAAAGAGCGTGCTCAGGCTCTACCCTGTTACTTAATGTATATGTTATTGATGTATCGATGCAGTTGGTTGTATGTATCCATGAACGCATTCATATTTTCTATATTTACTACTGTTCCGGATATATAGATTTGGTCGTGTCCCTTAGGTTTTTGAAACTCTACATATCTGTAGCGATCTTGTACGAATCTAATGTTTGTATTATAGGAATCTTTCCATACTGTTATAGTATTTTCAGGTAGTTTACCTTTTTGCGTTGATGCTGGTATTACTTTGTATCCATTACCTTCGACAATGTGTTTATTTAATGTTTTGTTGTTTAGGAATACGACGGGTAGTTGTAGTTGTTGTGCAGGAATCATATTAGGATTTGATGTATTTGTTTAACGCTTGAGTTAGTTGGTCGCTGTTGTGGTATGAGCTAGTTAGATACTGTATTAATGGATATTTTTTGAGTAGTTTGTTTTCTACGGTTTCAAGAGCTTTTGATTCTTTTTTGTAGCCTAACCATTTGAATATTTCTGTTACATAGTTGACATTTTCTAACATTCTTTCAGTCCAATCTTTATTAACGATTGTTTCTAGTCCTTCGTGATAGTTACTGCTGTTGTGATTGTAAGCATATGCTATTTGTCTTAATACTTTAGAGTTAGATTGTTCATACGCTTTCAATAGTGACCTGGACTGTGGTATTAGATAACTAGGATCTGACATACATAAGTCTGATGTTTTGAATAGATCGGGTGTTTTTTTCTCTGCTTGTTTGAACAAGTTTTTGAGGTAGACATCTAATGTAACCCAATTTTTATTATTTTTTATTTTATTAAGATAATGTTTTTTAACACCGTGTATTATCGGGCATGACATTTGATTTTTTATTATCTTATTTAATATTCGAATAGCTTTTTTAATTGTACTTATTCTTGATAATGGATCTTCGACATCTGTTCCTGCTTCAATCCAATCGTATCTGTCTAGTGGTACATATATGAATTTACCTTCTTCATTAGCTAAAGGTTCTACATTGTCTGATATTCTACCTGACTTCATTGAGTTACCTTTAACTTCGCATACTGAGATCTTAACTGATTTTTTAGAACTACCGTCTGCACTTACTGCTGTTCGGTTTGGTTTCATTGGTTCTATGTTATCAAGATCAATTACATCATTGCCCATTAATGGGGGTGTGCATGATGACATTAGATGAGTCGGTATTGCATAGTATTTATGATCGTTATTCCAACCGTTCTTAGCTTGTACTGACCTGATTCTTCTTGTTACTTGCTGTAAGTTATCGCTATATACACAGAAGAAACTGTTTTCGGTTATGGGTGCGTAAGTTGTTTCATCTTTACTGTTGACATGGTCATCTGCTCTCCATCGGTGTTTTCTGAAGTGGTATGGTGTATTTGTTGGGAACTTTATTTGGTAATCGAGTTTTTTCCCTCTCCAATTTAATCCGTGTGATACGATTCTACTCATCTCATAATTAAGTTCATTTTTTAATTTGCTTGCTACATGTGATGCTTTGATTGCTGTTGTTTCTGCATTGACTGCTTTGTTAATATTTAAAGACAGGTCTGCTAGACAATTTTTAGCGATAGCGATGAGTGCGTTTTTAGTTTTGCTCGTATATTCTAATGCTTCACGAGATGCTGATATATCTAATGAACCTAGTGGTGCAAAGATAACTAGCGATCTGCATGATAGTACGGATTTAACGGACTCGTCATTTACAGCAAGCGTTGAGATGTTGACGGGGTAAGGTATATTACCCATGAATACTGTTGCTGAGTGTTGGAATAATTCTGTAGCTGTTTTACTTTTATTTACTATAGCCCAATCGTCTGTTTTTTTGTGGTAGTTTACTTCTTCTATTTTTGTGTTAATTTTAGGTTTAATTTTCCATAGTAAGAATAACTTTTTTGCTTTATTAATTAGTTCTGAATGGTCGTTAGCATTAATAGGTATTGATATTTCTACACCATTGGATTGGTCTGTACTTGTACTGGAGACTTTGGATATAGTACCGACATTGTTTTCATCAATGCGTGCTAAGAATGTATTACATTGATGGTTTTTGTAAGATGTTATTTTGAATTGAGTTGAGTATGCGAATGCAGATTTACAACCAATACCTAAACAACCTGTTACTGCGTTTGAGTTACGCTTTGTAGATGCACCGTATTTAATATAGATACTCATGATCTCTTGTTCGGTTAATCCGTCACCGAAGTCTCTGATCTTTAAGTTTTGATCGGTTAGAGTTGGTAGTGTTATTTCGATTGGTACTTGTGTAATACCTTTGTCGGCATGTGCGTCATAAGCATTAGTTGAATACTCACGAAGTATTGCTAGGAGTTTATCTGAATAGATTTGTTTACGCAGAAGATTAGTGATGTGAGGCATGTCTTCTTTATTCATGCCAAAGTCTGCTTCTGCTTGTATTGTTGAAGTGGTGTTTATATTTACTGTATCAAGTTTCATAATTTAATTAATGTATATGGGTGGGTGAGCAGTTTATAGACATGCTCGGGTCTTGCTGATGTTGTTAGTTATAGAGGTATTCGTAGTCTTCTTCTTCTTCGAAGGTTTCTTCTTCATCTAAGAATATTCTTAGGTCATTGAGTTTGCTGTCGTATTGGAATCTTGGTGGTTCTAAACCTTCAGCTTTGAAAGCATCAATGAAGTCATTGACTGTTTTGTTTGGGTAATGGCGCAGGAGATTTTTAAATGGAGCTCCTAGATTGGCTTGATGTTTTACTGTTTGCACAATTTCTGCTGTGTTTTCATTTGTTTGATTTCCGTATACGCCTGAGTCATCAAGAATTTTACGGTCAAAACATTCAGATACTACATGGTATTTACAAACACGAAGCTTAGCGTAGTGGCAGTCATGTGGTACACTTACGATGTCTTCGGGTGAGAATTCTACAAGCATGAGTTTACCATCTGATGATGCCCAACTGTCTGCATACTCATGTGAGCCTACATGGAAACCTGCTGAACAACCGTGGTTGATGTTGTCGTCAACTTGGGTTCGTTCCATTGATAGTATTGCACCTACATGGTTACTGAATTTACCTGACCATTTATCTTTGTAATCTTCTCGTACACCTTTGTAGCCTAGTACATTACCATCTGCTGTTAGTGGCATTCCTTTATGTTCGAGGAATTTGTACGATTGTTCTCTACTGGAGTATGATGGATTACGCATAAGTTTATCAATGAACTTAAGCCAAGGTGTTATATCTGAGTAACCATCTGCTATTAAGTTAAGTAGTTTTTGAGTTGCTGAGTTTTCAATAACTTCACCATTGTAAGTTACTGAGTCACCGTTGCATGATACTTTACCTTCGGTTTGTGTTTCGAGTGATGCTTTTGTATCAAGTAAGCTAGCAATAGATGAGTGATCACCTGAGTTTAAAGCTTCTTTGATGGCGTTATAGTTAAGAGCTGATCGAGGAATGATGTGAGTCTCATTGTCGACAACTACGGTTATATTATGTTCGTCAATTGCGTGTGGTATATACATATTCTTTTAGGTATTCGCCCCAATACATGGAGTTTGGTTTTTCTTGAATGATATCCCAAAATAGATTTCTTGAGATAGCAGGTGGTACTTTGTATTCTTCGGACAGGTCTAACCAATAGTCTTCGAAATACTCGTATTGTTTGTGTGTTGATGAGTCGTCTACATTTTCCCATCCAAATGCTTTGAACATGTGGCGATCGATACAGATGACTTGGCAGTTAATTGGCTCCAGCATTTCTATTGCAAAGCTAGTTTTTGCTAGGCCAAGTTTGTTTAGTTTTTTAGTTAGTTTATTGCGTTGTTTACGCCAATCGGATCTAGATGATAGTGCTTGTAGATCGAACAGTTCGGTTGTTGACCAAAGCTTGTGAAGGTTGTCTATACCTTCGGCTTTGATTTTATACATACCGCCTGATGACTTTGATAGGTTTGTTTCGAGTGATTCGTAATCAGCCCACTCGTGCATGTTTTCAATGTCTTGATACTGTAAGCAACTATATAACCAAGGTGTGTGCACTGTGCAAAATGCGAATCGCCATCTATTTAGTCTACCTTGTTCTGATTGAGGTTTTATTTTGTTATCCCAATCGTTGTAGTAATCTAATAGTTTATTAGGGTCATCATTTAGCGAGTGAAAGAACTTTTCAATACGCTTTTTGCAATGCCTTGGTACCTGAATTATAGCCCGTCCAATTGTGCTTTTTTTTGAGGTTTGAGAGGGCTTTACTTGCTTTGGATCCTGCTTTTTGGCATCCATGGATAAGTTGAGCGAAGCTTGGTCCTGGTGTATATGCGAGTGAGTCATCTTTATCAATTTGTAGATTTTTGTTTTTTGCTTCTTCGTAGCTAAGAACTACTTCGGCACATTTAAGTTTGAACTTATCGATTAGGTCATCACGCTTACCTCCTCTGCTTGCATTAAGCTCGAAGTTATCGGGTATTTTGTGCATGTAATTAATCCATAGGTCGGTTCGTTTTGTGTATGAATAGAACTGAGTTGGTTCGAATTCTTTTGCTAACTTTAACCATGCTAGGAAATAGTCATCATTGAAGAAGTCGCCACCGACATGAGCTCTAACAATAGGGCGTTGGTTGTGGTTGATAATATATTTATCGTGGATGTTTTTAAGCGTACGCTTGAGTAGTAGAAACATACCGTGTCGATCTAGTTTTTTTAGAGCGATTAAGTTATCCCACCTTTGGTTGCGTAATCCTTTATGTCTTGCTTCTTGCATTGCTGAATAGCATCGGTATTCTTGGCTGACACCGTCAGTTATTTTACCTGTATTTTTATTTGCTTTGGCTAGACACTTGAGCGCCGTAGGGCATGTATACCCTGACGGCAGGCTCATGTGAATTACACGGTCAGGTAGTTTTATGTTTCCTTGAGACCATGTTATGGTTTTTTGCATTAGCTATTTGTTGTAGTTGGGTTTTTGTTGATGGTAGATTGAGATAATACCGTAGGTTTACTGAGTCGTAGTATTCGAACCATGCACAGTGTGAACATACTGGTGATTGCTTTCTCTTTTTGCATTTTTTGCAGTAGGTACTAACCACTTAGGTTAAGAAGAAACCTGATGGTTCTTCATGTACTGCTACTACTGCATTGTCGAAAGCTTCATCTAGATCTAGCTCTGGAGATTTGGGTAGTGTCATTTTAACATCACAGAACTCATCGAATACACGGTGAAGGGTGATAGTACGCTTAGGCAGTTGGTTGGGTGAGCTTTTCATTACTTCTGTGAAGGAGTTGAATAATGACCAAGCGTTACGAGGTTTGAATTCGTCATGTTTGGGTTCATCCCATTCTTGACGCACTCGATCGTGTTTGCTTGCAGGTATTGCTCTGTTGCGTAGAGCTGAGCCGAATATTTCATCTACTCTTGATTGGTTGAGAGATGTGTTGCTGTAGCCGTTATATCTTTCTTCTTGTCTTGCCCATCCTTCGATAACTCTACTTACCATGTCATAGACAAGGTCGGGTAGATCACGCATGATGTGAGTTGTATGTTTACGGTTCATTGTAATCTCTCCACTGAATGCTAGGTTGTCGCATACGAATACTTTAGATCCGCATACGAGTCCGGCACTGAAGGCTTTGTCGTGTGCGTTTCTAATACCTAATACATTTTTGAATGTACCGTTTGCTTGCTCACCTTCTTTAGAGATGCTCATTAAGCTAAACATTCTGTTATCGTCATGAGACAATCCGAAGTTTTGGTCATCGATAGCTAATCCGTGGGAGTTTAGTGAAGTACGCACTTGATCGATGAAGTAATCGTGGTCGATAGGTTGGTGAGTGTTTGTTGCAGGAGGTGTGTTAGATTTTTGAATAGCGCTGTATTCGACTGGAGATGATCCGCAGTGTAAGTATAATCCGTTCATAATATAGTTGTTAATGTATTTGTATGTTTGATTTTGTTATACCAACCTCGCACAATTTTGCGTGGTTGTTGTTTTTGTGAGTGAGATTCTGATGGGACTAAACAAAGTATGTCGTTTGTGAAGTAGCACTTGTTGTTGAAGTGTACTGTTAAACATTTTTTTACTTTATTATAGTGGTAAAAGAATCGTTTAGAGCCTTTTGGTTTAGGCAGCTGTTGCTGTTGTGTCATGGAATTCTATGATAGGTTCTGGTGTAACTTTACAATGGTGTCCGTGAACACTTATGTATTTTATTGTGTCTAGGTTTATTACTCGATAACCACTTTCTCCATTGAAAGTATTACCTTGCATATTCCACATTAAGTAGACGGTTAGATAAGAGTTAGATGCGTTTGCGATACCTTTGCCTGTACCTTTTCTTTTACTTTTTACTGCTTGTCGCACATTAGCACATCTAACTTCGCCTGATTTTTTTACCCAACAGACATTGAAGATCTTCCCGCCTAGATTTTTGATTAGATTTTCTAACTTTGTTCTACTTATTGTTAATGTCATTTCTTTTTTCGTTTTGGTTTTATTCTATGGTTTGCTTTTGCTGATTGTTTTGTTGCTTTGTTTTTTTTGATTCTATAAACAACATCGTGTTTATGACCTTGACTCATCCACGGCCTACCTACTGCTGTTAGCCCGCCTAGTGTTGGGCCTTTGTTAGCTTTAGAATGTTTACTTGAAGTTGTATTTGTCATTGTGATAGTGAGCGTTGACGCCAAATTTCTAGATCGAGTTCAGCAGGTGTTTTGTTTTGAGATGCAGCTATACCTAAGAACATATATTCGAGTCTTTTATACTCATCTATTTCTTGAGGTGTACCTCGTGATACGGGGTATCTGATAAACTGTTCTTGTAAGAAGTGCAGTATATGGGTATCTAAGACGGCTAGTTCAGACCAAGGTTGTGAATGCACAATGAAGAATGATGCTGTTTTTGGACCTATACCATCTATTGCTAGTAATTCTTCTCGTGTGATATTTTTTAATTTACCAAGTGGTTTGATGTTTTGACCAATTTGTTTCCAACACTTCATGATTCGATCGTATTGACCAATACCTTGTTTTTCTAAAGCTGTGCGTACTGTTTTACCGTGAGCTTTGACTAGTTTTGTTGGGTCGTGTTGATCTAGGATTTTGTTGAATTTTGGAGTAATTACATCTGATCTTTTTCCTGGTGTTACTGTACACCATAGTAGAAATCCTGTTAGTTCGGTGACACTGCGTTGATAATTAGTTATATTGTTGTAATCAATCTGCATTAGTTTCTTTCGTAGTGATGTTTTTGTTCTATGTTGTTTATGATTTCGTAGAGTTTTAAGAGCTTATCTTTTAGATACTTAATATGGTCTAAGTTTATGGGGCGTGATTGAGCTATTAGTACTTGTGATTGCAGATCTGTTATATTTAGATTTACCTGTTGGATATTTTGTTGAGTAGTTCGCATTATGGTTGGGTGTTTTGAAGAAGCTAATTGTCATGGAGATGAAGAGAATTAGCCAAGGTAAGAAGATTAAGTAGTCTAGCATTTTTGAATTTGTTAATGGTTAAAACGGGGAAGGAGAACCACCACCTACCGCCACAAACGATCCATTAACGGAACTTGAGGGCGTTTCCACAAGTTATACAAATAGGTATTGCGCGCTTATTTGTTTTTGTAAAGTATTATTTTGTTATACGATAAGAATAGTATTAAAGTTTGTATTACGCATGTGATACACTATGTACTACAGATACAGTACATACTCACTTTAAATGATAGTAGCTAGCCAAATGATAAGCCCTAGCCAATGCAAGCGGTAGAAACATGCCGGTATTTAACTAAAATATAAACATGCCAGTAAGAAAAAAAGCACCGAAGCGCAGGAAGCCTGCTAAAAGGAACTACAGATCCGAGTACGACAAGTACCATAAGAAGCCTCGACAGAAGAAGAGGAGGGCCCAAAGAAACGCCGCAAGGCGCAAGATGACGAAAGCGGGTGTTGTACGCAAGGGTGATGGCAAGGATGTCGACCACAAAAATAGAAATACGGCCGATAATAGTAGGAAAAACTTAAGAGCGGTTAGTAAATCTAAGAATAGAAGTTTTAAGCGAAAAAAGGGTTAAATCCAGCGCACCACATCGACTTTATGGTTTTTTTTAAAACCATGGAAACCATTTGGAAACTAACATGTTGTCAAGCAACGATTTAAGGGAGAAATATGGTTTTATGGTTTTGTTTTCTTAGTCTCTCTTCTATATCCCTCTTATCTTCTTTTTATCCTACCCTCTTTTTCTTCTCTTCTCTTCTTTTACTATTAATATATATATATAAACAATATAATAATAAATAGGAATATAAGATAAGGAATTATCAACGACTTATGAAATATGGTTTTTTTTTAAGAAACCATAAACTCTTCATTTTAAACCATAATTCGCAATAATTCAAAGAAATTGCCTCCAACAGCGCGTTGGTTAAGCCGCCAAGCCACCTTTCTGACTTATTCTACTGCTAGCTTGCCTTATTAAGCAATTCTAATAAAGTGTCTCTTAGACTTTGATCTTCATTAGCCGTCGCTTCAGTGACTTTCTTTCTTAACTCGATTTCCTCGAGTTTTTTCTCCAGTAATGATTTGCTGTGTGATTCCATGTAGTCTACTAACGCTTGCCGAATAACATCGGACAAGGAAAGGTTCATGTCATGAGCAGTCTCTTTCAAGCGCTCATACATGCTGTGGTTGAATCGAACCGCACAGGTAATATCCTTAGCGGCCGTCTCGTCCTTTGAATTAATTGTCTTTTTCATATATATTTTTCCTTTTGTATCATCTTTTACACCATAGTTTATACATATGTCAACTATTGATATACAAAATATTGTGTTTATCAAACTTTTCTTTGCCCTACGACCGACGACCAATGATACTATGGCCTATGAGATGGGTAACACAACTCAACATTCGTCTTGACGACGATACGGACGGCAAGCTCTCTAAAGAGGCAGAGGATGCTGGGACAACGCGTTCTCAGATAGCTAGAGAGGCTATTCGTAGGGAGTTGGAGCGACGGGAGCGTAATAAGAAGCTCGAGCGTCAGCTAGAGATCATAGGGAAATGATAGCTGCATTTGATCCTGGAAAGGGGGGTGGTGTTGCTTACTACGATGGTGAGGATATCTACCTTGATAAATTTACAACTGAATCTGATTATCTGAAAATCATAGAAAATTTTGACCGCAAGACTCGCATATTTGTGGAAGATGTTCCCGTATTTGTTAGCTCTGCAACAAGTAATTCTTCTTCTTTTAAGCTAGGTTATAACTTTGGATTTATAATGGGTGCTTGCCGGGCTTTTGCCTTTCCGGTGGAGCTCGTATCGCCTAAGAAATGGCAGAAGGGTTTGTCGGGGATCCGTCCCAAATTGAGTTACGCTCAAAGGAAAAGGATTTTAAAGGATAATGCGATTCGTATGTATCCCGCATTGAAAGGTATTACAAATGCTACATGTGATGCTTTGTTAGTATTAAATTATGCTAAAACCGTAAAACATAATTGACTTAAAGTATTATAATTAACATAAACCATCGTAATTTATGTCAAATTTAGACCAACCTGAAACTCACGAAGAGGCTTATAACTGCGTGTCCGTGGATTTAAATGTAAACGACATGCTTTATGAGCAAGTTGTCGAGCTTGGCCAGGAGGTAGCTGGTGATCGGGACTTTTTTGAAGTTGGTGTTCGTCATATATTGCGAGATACTCACCTTGGTGGTAAGATTTTAGATTTAAAAAAATCAGTCGATAAATCGGAATAGGAGTCGGAGGAGACCTCCGAACCAGGTTTTATCTTTTTAAACCTTTGTTGAACACCGGTTTTTCGACCTTCCGTATATTTTTTTTATAATTTATTTGACAATGTATAACAAATGCATACGATGAAGGAATGACATTAAATATAGATCTAAATAGAATAGAAAATCAGCTTAATATAATGGAGCACACCCTTGACGGCCTAGTCGATCGAGTCGCAACTTTGGAGAAAAAGTTAAAGGAGCGTGAGGCTGTTGCCAAGAATGCGGCTTTAGCTTTTTCCGAGCGATTGAGGAAGTCGAAGTCTCTAGTATCCCATGAAGTGTCCTAAGTGTGAGAAAAGAACATCCGTCAAAGACTCTCGCCAAGGACCTGGGGCTAGTTGGAGAAGACGCCGTAGCTGTTTTACTTGCGGCCATCGGTTCACGACCCGCGAAATCGAGGGAGACTTCATCCACAACCTCATCCTCGAAAACAAAACGCTTAGAAAAAAGACCCAAGTCTTCGAAAAAGCCCTCGGAATCGATCAACATTCACTCGAAGCAGAAGTCCGCGAAGAAGTTAACGCTGGTTGATATCAAGCTAAGACAAATGGTAATGGAAGCTAAGCCGGGGAATCCTCATACATTGCAGGAGATAGCTGACTTTGTTGGTGTTAGTCGTGAGCGGATTCGTCAGATCGAGGAAGTAGCGATTAGAAAGTTAAGGTGTAAGATGCACAAGATAGCAAAAGACGACAAAATAGATTTAGAGGAGTTTCAATATTGAGCACTATAGAAGGTATGATTAGGCAGAGTACTAAGAACAAGCTTGTTCCTGAGCTTTACGATTGGCAGAAGGATCATTGCGATAATCTTACTCAAAGTATTAAGGCACATGGTGTGGCTAAGGATGGTAGTGATACCGGGACCGGGAAGACTGTGATTGCGATGGAAGTTGCGAGGCGACTTGGGCTTGAACCTTTTGTTGTTTGCCCGAAGAGTGTTATTCCCGCGTGGCAGGAATGGATGTTAAATTTTAATCAGAATATAAACTATGTAATTAATTATGAGAAGTTGCGTGGTGGTAAGACTGATTGGGGTTGGATACCCAAGCGTGGATTCTTTCGGTGGAAGACATTGGATCCCGATAAGATGTTAATTATTTTTGATGAGGATCATAGGATGAAAGGGCATAAGTCTCTAAATTCTAAGATACTCATTAGTGCCAAAGCCTTAGGGTTTCGGATACTCCTACTCGGAGCCACTAGTTGCTCAAATCCGTTGGAGATGCGGGCGATGGGTTATGCCCTCGACATGCATAGCGGTAAGGACTGGTGGAACTGGTGTCAGAAAAATGGGTGTAAGAAAGGCCGCTTCTCCCTAGAGTTCCGAAACCCTAAGCCGGTGCTAAAGAGATTTCATAAACATATCTATGAGGGGTATGGTTCCCGTATCCGGATTGCGGATTTGCCCAAGGGGACTTTTCCCGAAAATTTAATTATCCCCGATGGTTATAGTTTGGATGAGGATATAGATTCTATTTACCACAACATGGCGGCAGAGCTTGAGGCTTTACAGGAAAAGGTTGATCAGGATGAGGATGAGAATCCATTAACCGTTCAGCTAAGGGCTCGTCAGCAGATTGAGCTAATGAAGGTACCAACTTTTGTAGAGCTGGCTCATGATGCTTATGCTGAGGGAAGTAGTGTTGCTATATTTGTAAATTTCAAAGCCACTCTTGAGGCCATCGCCCAGCGTATCAGCGACCTTTGTATGGTTTCCATAATAGAGGGTGGTCAGGCGGACGATGTAAGGGAAGTGCATATAAACAGATTTCAGCGGGACGAGGCTAGGATTATTATTTGTATGATTCAAGCGGGCGGTGTTGGTATCAGCTTACATGACACTCATGGCAATCATCCAAGAGTCTCATTAATAAGTCCAGGTTTCAGTGCGATTGAGCTTAGACAGACCTTGGGTAGAATTCACAGAGCAGGCTCCAAGAGTCCCGCCATTCAGAAAATAATATTTGCAGCCGGAAGCATTGAGATGCGTGTCTGTGCAGCCGTTAAAAAGAAACTTAACCATTTAGATTTAATAAACGATGACGAACTTAATCCAATTTTTGTATAACATTGTAAAACAATTTTATATTTTGTTTGACAAAGTAAAAAAATACATGCAAGGTAGACTTTCCAAGCAGGAGGTGGATAAGCCTTGGCCTCGAGAGGGGAAATTAACCAAGCCACCTAGGCTCTAAGTAACAAATAAACCCACATAAAATATGAGATATAAAATTGACGACGAAAGTCCCGAAAAACCCGAAGAGCCGGAAGCCTCTGAAACTAACCTTTTGCTTTCTTTAAAGAATGTCGAAGACCTACCCGAAGACATGAAAGAGTTAGTGAGCATTAATGCCGCGCACCTTTCTCAGTCTCTTCAAGATGGCGCGGATAGGGCAGTTAAAGATTTGGAGACTAAAGGTGAGGACATTGATCAATTAGCGGCAATACTGACTCCTTTTGTAATGGAGTTGGCTTATCTTAAGATTAACATAGCCGCGTTATCGACTAAGGTCGCAGAGTTATCGGATGGCAAGTCCGATTGATCACCACAAATTTGGCCCGAGTACTTTAAAGCATCTGGAAATTTGTCCAGGCTTTAGGAATTCGGGGGAGACTAATCCAGCGGCTGAGGAAGGCACACTTCTTCACCATGCTACCGAGACTGAGAACTTTGAAGGTCTTACAGAAGATCAGATAGCTCTTGTTAATAAAGTCTTAGATGTAGTGCGCCCATTACGAGAGGGTGCGGATGAGGTCATTAAAGAAACAAAGCTAACCATAGATATAACATGACCCATACTCTTACTACCACTATGAGGCGCAAACAAGTGCCTGTTAAATATGTTCAACAACACGACGGAGTTTACAAAGTTAAAGGCGCAGACGGAATGCTGTACCAACTTGCCGAGTTCACTTGCGACGCCCAATTCTTAAATTTTTGCAATGCGTTCAATATTCGGGACAGCAGACGAAATAATACTATTCAAGCAGCTTAAGTTAGCTAAGTTAGTTGACTATAAGTTTGGATACGGGGCTATCGAGCCTGCGGACATTAACCCGCAGTCATTGGCCTATGCTATCGGACTCCTCCAAAGATACGAGTGGGTGGAGACTGTGGAGATATATTTTGTATGCCCAAGGCGTAACGAAGTATTATCCCACATTTTTACACGGGAAGAGGTTTTGGAAAAGGTTGCTCGGATTAGACTTATTATCGAGAGAGCAATTTCTGATAAGAAGCAGTTGAACCCCGATACCGAGGCTTGTAGATTTTGTGGGGAAAGGATTACCTGCCCCGCCCTATCTGATAAGCTCTTGCCAATCGCTAAGAAGTACGCCGACAAGGTTGATGAGTTTGAGATTTCTCTTTTAGATAAGATGGATCCCGCACTTATCGACGATCCTGCGACCATCGGACAGATGAAGATTGTGTCTATGGTGCTCGACCGTTGGACTTCAGCCGTAAATGCTAGGGCTCTAGAGCTAGCCACCGATGAGGGGTATGATATTCCAGGTTTCGATCTTAGATACCGATCACCAGCGGCAAAGATCAATGATGCACAGGACGCGTTTGATGCCTTGGAGCAACTTCTAGCACCGGAGGAATTTGTCAAAGCGTGTAAGGTCACCCTACCCGCTTTATCGAAAGCCTACGCATCTAAACTTCCACGGGGTGAGAAGAAAGATGCCCGAGCCAAAATTGAATTAGCCTTATTAAAGAGTGGAGTCATTGCCAGCGATGATGATGAGCAAGACTCAAGAACACCTTACTTAACAAAAACAAAATCATGAAATTTGTCACACCCCGCGACTTTCAACGCATATTAAGTTTTAACTAGAGTGTATAATTTTTTTATACGCTACTGAAACAAACAAACCTAAAAACCAACTAAGTTATGCCAAAAACAGCAGAAAAACCAAAAGAAACAGAAACAGAAACGAATGAAGTTGCTATCGCAACCGGCTCTTATGCACAAGGGGACTTCCAAGCCTCCGATATAATTATGCCCGAGCTTCGACTAGCCCAAGGGGCAGGAGCATGGGGTGATTGGCAAAAGGGTAAACTTGTGGTTGATAACGAGTTCGAGATAGATAAGCCGGCGATTGTAACCGTGATGAGTTATAAGAAATCGTATGTGGAGTACATCCCTTTTGGGGCTGACGAAACATCTCGATTCTTTGATACTGAAGAAGAGTTATTAGAAGCTGGTCTTAGCCTCAAGTGGGTAGACAACCAACGACCATCGGCCAACGCACTTATGGACACTATGATCTGTGTGCATGGGCCTGAAAATGCAGACCCACAACAGTTCCCATATGAATTTGAAGGTAACAACTTCATGTTCTGCGCTTGGAGAATTAAAGGTACAAGTTACGCAACAGCCGCGAAACCTATTGTGACCGCTGATAGTACCTTTCTTAAAAACAATATCCGTGGTGGAAGTTTCACTATGGAGCCTAAGAAAGTGGACGGATCAAAAGGTTCATATTGGGTGAACACTTTGAAGCGATCCGGAGCTAACTCCGAGGAGTTTCAAACATTTTTAGGGGAATTCATGTAGTTCCACTAGAATTGTAATATTAGTTATACCATAGGGGCGCTGGGGGTTTTTTCCTTTCTCTCCAGCGCCCCGCCTTTTTCCCCTAATAAAAATGACCACGAGAAGACAATTTTTAAAAGATAACTATTTCGTCATAGACTGGGAAACCTACTATGACAAAGACTGTACAATAAAAGGTACAACTACTTGGGAGTACTGTAAGCACGAACGATTTCATCCTTATCTCGTGGGATTAGCTTGGGGTGGCGGGAAAGACGAATCTTGGGCGGGTGACCCCCGAGAGTTTGATTGGGGTAGGCTCGAAGGTAGGATTGCCGTAGCCCATAATAGAGGATTCGATTATCCCGTCACCCTTAAAGCAATCGAGATGGGTCTTATGCCCGATATCGAAATCAAAGGATGGCACGATACTTCCGCAATGTCTTGTTATTTGCAGCTTGGTCGTAGTCTTCAAGATGCGATGCGGGGTGCATTTGATGAGGACATGTCAAAAGAAGTAAGAGATTACATGAAAGGTAAGACTCCCGAAGATATAAAAGCGGAAGGTAAATGGGATGATGTAGTAAATTACGCGAAACAAGATGCAGTTCTCGAGTGGAGACTGTTAGAACATTTGTACCCACAGATTCCCGAGATCGAACTTGAGCTTGAAGATTTAACAATAAGAATGGGCGAGGAGGGTGTTAAAATATGCGAGCCCACCGTCGAGGCGGGAATTGATAAACTGGAAAAGGCTTTATGGGAGGCTAAAAGAAATCTTCCTTGGTACGATCAAATCGACCCCGACACTAAAAAACCTTATGTAGTATATTCCAAGAAAGCCTTGGCATTAGAATGTCGCAAAAGAGGTATCCCTCCACCTAAGTCCCTCGCCCAGGGAGACAAGGAAACGGAGAAGTGGGTGGCTAAGTATAAAGACAAATTAAATTTTGTTGCGGATATGCAGAACTACAATCGCATCAACAAGCATCTGAAGACTTTAAAGACGATGCACGACCGTATCAACATACATGGTAGGATGCCCTACTCTTTAATGTATTTCGGTGCAGAAGTCACCGGCCGATGGAGTGGAGCTGGTGGATTTAATATGCAGAATTTACCACGGGACACAAAGTTCGGTGTTAATATCAGAAACTGCATAAAAGCACCCGATGGTCATTCATTTATTGTAAGTGACCTTAGTCAAATTGAAGCCCGTTTAATTTGGGCGTGTGTTGGCGACACTGAGTCTCTTGATCTTGTTCGCAAAGGTTACAACCCGTATGAGGCTCATGCTATAAATACTATGGGGTGGACGGGTGGTAAACTTAAAGATGAAGACCCCGATCTCTACTTGCTAGCTAAGACCCGTGTCCTTCAACTTGGATACGGTTGTGGTTGGCACAAATTTTACGAGACGGTTCAATCTTTCGGGCAATTAAAAATCTTAGAAGGCGAGTATGCCCTCGGTGATAAGAAAAGATTTACTAACTTTTTAGACTCTTATCAGAAAAAGTATTTAGCATGGTTTAATGCCGCCGACTCTATTACGAAAAAACATTGGGTAAACGCATTTATTCAAGTCATGGATTACCGTGATAAAAACCCGAAAATTGTCAAAAAATGGCGTGAGTACGATTCGGAGTATAAGTCACGAAATGATGGTGACGATATGCAAATTGAGTTGATGAATGGTCGCTTGATTAATTTCTGGAACATCCGCGAGGAAAAAGATCAGACTAAAGCGAAGCTACAAAAAGGCGGAGGCCGTAGGAGTAACTATTACGGGGCTAACTTATTTCAAAATGAAGTTCAAGCAAACGCTCGGAATCTGTTTTCGGAGCACATGATTGAAATTGATAGGCTTGGTTACAAAATCGTCATGACTGTTCACGACGAGGTTGTTGTTGAAGTTGAAAATGAAAAACTTCACCAAGCCAAAAAAGACATAAAAAGAATAATGACTACCCCTCCGACATGGTGCGATATCCCACTTGATTCGGACACCGTGATTATGGAGAGGTATACAAAGTAAAGGCGAGATATGATAATAGGATTGTGTGGTAGAAAAGGTTGCGGAAAATCATCCGTGGCAAAAGCGGGGGAGCCTTATGGTTATAATACCATGAGTTTTGCAGACCCTCTTAGAGATATGTTAAACGCATTAGGCATCCCCAAAGACATGCTTAACGACCCGAAACTTAAAGAAAATGGTACTAATTGGGTGTTCGGATATAAAACGCCAAGACAGTTACTCCAGAGTTTGGGTACGGCATGGGGTAGAGAATGTGTGTCGCAGACAATATGGATTGACCATTTAATAGAGCGTTTCCGAGGCGATGCTATGGACAATGTAATCATTGATGATGTACGCTTTAACAACGAGGCTGAGGCTATTCAAGAAGAGGGAGGAGTGATAGTAGAGGTTGTCAGGGATGAATCATACTATGCTGAAAAAGACCCCCACCCTTCTGAGCAAGGAATAGCTGAGCATTTGATTGATTATCAATTTAAAAATGTTTCATGCTATGAGAGCGATCTTGTTTTAGCAGTCGAGGCATTGATACATAAACTCGAAGTTGGAAGGATGTCTAATGTCTACTAAGTATTTTTGCATCCCTAATGTTTCCGCTCATATAGTCGAGGAAAAAGAACCTTGGAATGAGGAGATCGAGCTTCCTAAATTTGAATCTAAAGCTAAGTTTCGCCAGTGGATAGCTTTCCCGACAACTAAGTATTTATTGTACTGCGGTTCCGAAGGTGTCGACCCTAGCCAACGGGTTACTTCTCAGAACCCTCCGATGTACCTACACTCAGTGACCGCTGATTGGGATGCCAAGTTAAGTGATGATGAGTTCACGGATGTAATGAAACGGATGATCGATTTACAATACCCGTGTACCCGCGTCTCACGATCTTATTCCGGTGGTGTTCACGCTACATGGGAATTTGAAAAACCAATTATGCTTCACGGATCTAAAGCCACTAAGAGGTTGCTTCAAAGGATCTCAGCCGAGCTAGAACTTGATAAGCTGTGTCGTGGTTTTGATAAACCGGCATTTTCCAACCCTCATACTTACTATAATCTAGGCATTGATTGGAAGAAGGTTAGCGATATCAAAATCCCTTCAAGTACCTTACATTATTGGCAATACGAAACTAGTCGGGCGGATGACTTTGACGGTCGTGGAACTATTATACCTCTAGACCTCGTCTATGAAGAAGTTAAAAAACAGTTTCCAAATTTATGGAATGGGGCTTTTCAAGAAGGCTCACGGGGTATTTGGTTTTGGGGGCCAGGAGCTAACCCCAATTGGAACCCCACCGCGTGTATAGTAAGAGCTGAAGGGATGCAGTGTTTTTCTGCCGACAAACCATTCTATACTTGGGCTGATATATTAGGATCCCGTTTTGTGTCTCAGTTTGAAATCGGTAGGATCGGTCAGTGTATTGAAAAGTATTGGTACGATGGTAAGAATTACCACATTGAGCAAGACACCGGTAACTTTATAACGGCCGCTAAAGAAGAAGCGTTTTTAGATCTTCAAGCTCGTCATAATTTAAGTAATCAGAGGCTGCGTGGTGATGTTTTATCCGAAGCGAATAAAGCATTGCATCAAGTGCAAACGGTTAAGCGTGTTGAATCCGCAGTACCTTTTGTATTTGATAAAAATGTAATAGTTAACTTTGAAGGTAAGCGTTACTTTAACACTTCTCGAATTGCACCACTACATCCCGTTGAAAAATCTAAAAAGTGGGGTGAAGACTTTCCTTTTATAGCCGAGTGGGCTGAAGGTATGTTCGGGAAAGAACAACTCCCTTGGGAGCAGTCTTGGTTGGCATACGCATATCAAGGTTTTTTAAAAGGCATACCAAAGAAAGGCCACTGCCACATTCTGGTAGGCCCGAGCAACTGCGGTAAGACTATGTGGAACACGAAACTGCTGGCTTCAATTTTTGGCGGCCATATTAAGTGTTCAGAATACTTAGTAGGCAGAACCGAGTTCAATGACCATCTTTTTGAAAGTGGTTTATGGACTGTGGATGACGAGGCTGGAGCTAGTGGTGAGTCACATGTTAAATTCTCATCGAAGATTAAGGAGTTTGTAGCCAACGATACCTTTGTTGTTAATGCAAAATTCAAAAAATCAGGTCGTGTGTTTTGGTGTGGTAGGTTGAGTATCACATGTAATAACGATCCAATGTCGATGCGTATGTTGCCCGACTTAGATATGTCGACCCGCGATAAGTTGATGGTGTTTAACTGTGAAAAATTTACAGGTTTTTACGAAGGTTGGCTTGATGTCATGTTAAAAGAGTTACCCCACTTCTGTGCTTGGTTACGCGATTATAAAGTTCCCGAAGAGCACAAAGACTTTAGGTTTGGAGTAAAAGCGTATTTGTCACCTGTGATTGAAGCTCTTTCTCACGCTGACGGCAGGTATTCTCATATTGTAGAACTTTTGGAAATATTTAGAGATTCTCAACTTGAGAAAGGGGAAGAGTGGGTTGGCACCTGTTCCGAACTTTTGAAGCATCTGAGTAAGGTGACAGGCGTTGAGATACTACTTCGTGATGTGAACCCTAAGAAATTGGGTTGGGGTTTAAAGCACATGGTTTCCAAGGGTCTTCCTTGGTTAAAAAGGGATGATAAAAAAGGTGTGTATAGATGGATTATAAAACGGGAATAAATTCCGAGCGAGGTACAGCGGGGGAACTGCGTTTTTGTTTTGAAGCTTACAATAGGGGTTTGTGTCCTTGTGTTCCATGGGGCGACCCCGCTTGTTTTGACATTGTTATCATCAATAAAAAAACCGGAAAGCCTATTATCACTCAAGTTAGAACGGGGAGTAAGCTAGACCACGGATTATCTGAAGAGTCTATTCGATATCAAGCAAAGGCGACATGTATGGGCGACCGTGTACATCTTCGAGATACTAATGTGCAGTATTTAGTGATTTACATAGCCGAGCTAGATGCTTGGTATATGGTACCCGTTAAAGATATAAGTGCTACTATTGTACATGTGTACCCACACAAAAGAAATTCAAGAGGCCAGTACGAAAAATTTAGAGACCGTTGGAAATACTTCGGTTTTTCTTCGGACGACCAGGTCCTTCTGAATTAAACAAACCCGCCTTCCTAAGTCTCGACCTGATAGACTCTTCGGACACTCCTAGCAATTGTGCGATTATACAAGGAGCATAACCTTGCTCAAATCTTGCTATAATAAAATTAGAATATTGCTTAAGTCTCCTTCGAATTCGTTTCTGATCTTCGACATCAAGGTAATTTTTTTCCTCTACCTTTACTTCATTGGGTAGAACCCCAAATGAGTTTTGAACAAAATCTTTAGTTAAGCCGAGCTCTTCAAGCATCTTCTACCGCGTTGATTTTTATTATCCTAGCCGGGAACTCGACTTGACCAATGGTTTCTACTTCAAAAGTGTCGTCTTTAAATGTCACATTTATTTTACACTCGACATTAGCCGTAGAATCATTTTCATAGGCGGCAAGTTTCAGCTCAGGTATCAACTCATCCACAAGAGCTTCTACACTTTCACCAATCGTTTTAATTAAAGGCTTTTCTAATTCTCCACTATTTTTTAACCAATCCATAAGTTCAAAAGAGGGTCACGCATTTCCAATATAAATATCACATTTTTGTAAAGCATTGTCAATCAACTGCCTGGTAGGGTATCCAAGTGGCTAAAGGATGCGGACTGTAAATTTTAGCAAAAACCACAACATGTGGTAGTTATCCGCACCACTACTGGCTTTTAAATGACACTTACACAATATGTGGTGTTTAAACATCAACATAAAAGGGTCAAAAAAAGGTACAACATGAAGTATACAACGAAACGCGGTAATCGCGTATATAAAAGAAATCAAAGTTCTAAAAACTGGACTTACAGAATAGTTAGAGATAAAAAAACTCTGTATTTTAATTTAGGAAAAGATTTAAACATTGCTAAAGAGATGGCTGATGAGATCGATGCCTACTTAGTTTTTAATACGGTGTCCGAAACCTTATTAAAATATTCACCACAAAAACAACAAGGTAAACCCGCTCCAACACCTAAGCCCGACGACCGAATACAGCCGACCTTAGGGTTGATTGTCGACATGCTTAAGGAAAATAAAAATTTAGTCGGTATAAGCGATCGTACGGTTCAGTGTTATCGTAGAGGTTTATATAGAGTCACAGGTTTATCGGACGAAGAAGCGATGGGACTGCCTTTAAAGAAGTTGACTAAGAAGATGCTTCGTGAAGAAAAAAAGCGTAGGGTCGAGGGTATTAAAGATTTAGTTACCCTAGGTGAGAAGAAAAGATCATATAATACTCTTCTTAGAAATGCTAAATCGGTATTTTCCGAGACCGCTATGGCATATTATCCTGAGAGCTGGAGTTTTGAAGGTCTTAGTTACCTAAAGAAAGAGATATTTTTCAACCGAGTTAAGAAGGATTATACATTACCGGAGACATCGTTAATCGAAGATACTTTTAAATTAATGAATGAAGTGGACGGTGATCATTTTGTAATCATGGCTTTAGCCTTGCATTTTGGTATGAGGCGGAAAGAGATCTTTTTTGCTAAGCGGAACTGGTTAGATATTGACGACGATCGCTGTGCTATCTGTATTAAATCCGAAGGTAAGTTTAAACCGAAAGGAGGTATGGATGGTTACACGGCAGGTAGTGCCGCGTGGGGTTCAAAGATTTTAGATAAATCAGAGGGGTTTGATTATCTTGTAACGGATCGTGCTAGGACTGCCGAAAAAACGATGAAAGTTGTCACTGACTCTTTAAGAGATATCGGCTGGACACGACAAAGCCCTTTGCACGAGTTAAGAAAGCTATACGGATCTTATCTAGCAACAACTAAGGGCTTGTATGTAGCCCAGAGTTATCTAAGACACACAAGCCCTCAAGTTACTTCAAAATACTACGCCAAATTAATGCCAAGCAAAGATATGCTGGCATTGTGGGTAGCTTAAGAAATTACAAGCTCGGAATTCGTCACATCGCAAGGGGAATATCCCGCCGCGTTGTAAGAAAATGCTGCGTAATAGTAGCTCCCAGCCGTTACACCAGTTTCAGTAACGGAACCATTTGCCGCGACAGTAGCCGGGTCGGTAATATCCGAGCCTACTTGAGAAACAGTGCTATCCGTTAAGTCGGCTGCCGTGTTGGCACCTCTAATTTTTTCATCTGGAATAAAATCGCCACATGATGGAACGGATGAGCCCGCTGATACGGATTTTTTTAAGATTACGATGCCCGTGATATTAGATGTATCCGCGGGAGCTGTCCAATTTAATAGTACATTTGCCATGATTTGAATATATTTGAGTTTAAGGTTAGTTTAAAGCGGTTGTAATATCTGCTGGCGAATCAGTTGGTCTTTAGGTGTATGATATATGGTAACCTTCTGCCGCTAGTTCACTTATGAACCAACTCGGAAGAGCCTCTCCATATGTGTAGGGTCTTTGATCGGTGATTTCGTAAATAAAAAATTTCTGATTATTATAAGACCCACTCCCGAAAGAAGCATAAAGATACTTCTTAGTGTCTTGTCCGTTGCTAATAGTTTCAAATCTAAATAAACCAGCATCTGCATCGTTTGAGGATGTATCTGTACCCGATTTTCTATAGATGATAGCCCCGTGTGTAGTTGAATAACCCGACGGTACTGTTCCTACAATGGTAAGACCTGCAGTATTACCGTGATCCACTATGCCTTGTAACCAACCAATTGATGAAGGGTTATTTTCGTAATTATCCCAATTATAGTTACCCGCGAAATTTTGACCGGCTGCTGCTCCCTGGTCTAAAACATCGAATGTGTCGAGTAAGGCGGTTTCCGGTACAACCCTAAATCTTGGGGTTATTGACCCAACACTAGATGTAGAGAACCCGTGGTCACCCAATTCGTTGAAAGTATAACTGCCTGTGTTCGAAGGAGCGAGTCGGCCCATTATTGAAAGTAAATTTTCGCTATCGTTTTGTTTTCTGAGATAAAACATACTGGTCGTGTCATTTGTAAAAGTAACCGTCTGACCTTGTATAATATAAATATAGGTTCCACCATTCATCGGGGTATCGCCATTTTTCTTTATACGGCCATATCCTTGTATGTAACGAAGCTCGGGCGTAGTTGAGGTAAAAGCACCATTATAAGTAAGCTCGACATTATCGGGGTATAAGCCCGTACTACTGTCGTTGTCATCCAGGTCTACATCAGCATAGTGACCATCCTCATCGGCGTCGAGAAGGGTACTTAAACCGGAAGGAGCTTCAGGGTTTGTAGCGGTGTAGGAAATAGTTACATCCTGATAGGCACCATTTAAGTAGTTTGAAGCTGTAATATTCCAACCCGCGAGAAAGTTAGTCGTAGTTGCAAGGCTATCCCCACCACTTTGACTCCAGATAACTACATTCGTCCCTAGACCATCATCCCAGGTAGCGGTGGTTGCCGTAATTTCTAACACCCCTTGACCCGTGTACATTTCATAAAACCCGTTTATAATTCCCCCAGGTATTGGATAAAGTAAGTCTGAAAAAGAATCCGCCGAAGATTGAGACCCCGGAGAAGTTGTGGTAATTAAATCAGTCGGTCCGAAAGTTGGAGCTAATATTTCTTCAACAGAAGTTAAATTAATAGGGCTGTGCGATGGGTTTGCAATGGTGCTTAAATCCGAAGGTGTTTCACTAGGACTTGCGGTGGTGCTTAAATCCGAAGGAGCTTCATTAGGGCTCGCCGTTGTCCCCAAAGCAGAAGGAGCTTCATTAGGGCTCGCGACGGTTCCTAAATCGGATGGCCCACTCGCTGGGGCGGTTGCTTGTTCTGTGGATGTTAAATCGGTAGGAGCACTGTTTGCATCGGGTGCAACATTTACCGAATTATCATTGTCATCGAGGTCGACATCAGCATAAAACCCATCTTCGTCCATATCGACTTTGAGAGTAAGTGATGTCGGCCCTTGATTATTGGTTGGTTTACGGCCATATTCAAACCCAGTTACGATCTGAGCATAATTAAATTCAATACCATTTATAGCCACCCCTACAGGTGCCACCGTACCGGCGTGAGTGCTACCATTGTCCGGCATATAATAAGTCACGGAATTATAAGTCATTGTATGACCTGTTCCAGTTCCACCGTTTTGAGAATCGTAATACTTAGACTCCGCTTCAGTTAAAAATAATGGGTAAACAAAAACACCCGTATCAATCCCATATTTCGGCGCTACCTCAAGTGTGGGGATTATATTAGTTGGCCCTTCTACCGGTGCGGCTGCAACATAAACGGCTGTTAAATCAGTTGGAGCCCCGTCTACCGTAGGAACTAAAGAAAGACTAGCATGAGCACAAGGTGAGAAGCCTGTAACATTTTTAGAAAACACACCGTAACTATAGTGGTTTGAATCAACTATACCTAGATCATCATAATTATTTGAGTCGGCAGCTAAATTTTCAACAACTAAAACCCCGTCACTAAGGATTATATTACAATCGGATGTTTCCCCCGCATATCTATAAATTGATATCGAATCTACTATTGATTTGTCTATGGGAGGTTCCCAGTTAATTCTTATGTCAGCCATATTTTAAATATAGTTTAGAGTTAATCCTAGGTAAGCGTTTGTAATTGAACATCTGTAGGTTGAGACTTTGAATTACTGTTAAAATCTAAATTCGATACCGTCGCGTTTGATGGTTCTATATCCAATCTTAAATTAATTAATTTTGCATTAAAAGGGCTCGATCTGTGGGTGAACGATTTATCCTCGGCTTTAAGGCTAGACGGAGGGTTGGCATCTAAAGCCGCTCTTAGTTTATCATAATCGTAACTCTTTAACCCCGACACAGGTGGTGGGTTTGTTAAATATGTAAGATCTCGTGGAGCTTTTTCAGGCCCAATAGCTGGGCATATTGCAAAACTAACAACATCTACGGTATATTTGCCCGGCCTAGCCCACCAATAATAACCCGTAACATCTCTACCTTCTTCGTCTCGTACAATGATTAAATCATTCTCACTAGACACAAGCTCGGGTGTTCCAGCATGAGTGCAAATTACAACATAATTAATAGATGTTTGTACACCAGCTTCTATTTTACGAGGAAGCCCAAGTAATATTTCTATATTCTCGTTAACTTCCGCTTTAGTAATTAATTCACTCATTAAAAAGACTTTCCAAAAAGGTGCCCTATTGACATTTCCCTAAGTGCCCACGGGTAGTTGTTATGAGTAGCTACGAATAATTTAAATTTAAACCGACGACCTCGAAGATTCATAAATACTTTCATATGCTCTTGGATAAGCCCTTTATATTGACCCTTAACCAACCCGTCGTCCGATTTACCATAACCCCACAAGTGACCCGTGGAGTTTTTATGAAAAGAAAGATCTATTCGGTGCAACTGTTTTTCATTATGCTCGTCACCCAAGTGAACCCAGTTTGTTTCTATAATAGAAAGGTACGAGTTTCTAAAATATAATGGATCTGTAATGTATGCTTCGCCGGTCATTGGCTCGTGGAAAGGAGCCTGCAAAGCTTTACCTCTGTACGCAAAAGCCCCGTCCGTTTCGGAACCAACTATACCGTGTTCATCTATACCGAGTGGGTACTCGATATCCCACCATAAATCATCAGGTGCTTTAGAAAACACCTGATCGTTTATTTCTTTTATGTTAGATTCCAGGAGCTCATTTGACTCATTAACTCCATACATATTACCCGCTTTTTGATCGGAAGTTATAGTTGTTAAATTGTGTTGAGATATAGGCCCGGCAAGTGAGCTATTGTTCTCGCTAAAAATATATCCTTTATATTTAGGAGGTCTTGCCCAACCTAAAAAGTCGGGTCTTTTACCTTCGACTAATATTTCCTTAGTTGTTTGAGCTGTTATATCTTCGATCATACCCCGTCCTCCGATAATTCAAAAGCTAATCTTACTAAGTCCATATCAATTTCAGCCGAGTTAGCCTCTAACTCTAAAGCTTGAATTAGGGGGCTCTTTGTTGAGTAAAATGTATCTACTTCTTTTTGACCGTGTTGGTTAAATACTTTTCTATTGTCCGTACTTACGGTTTCAAGAGTTGTGTTATTTATCCCGGCTTCTACATCTTGTGCGGCGTGAACCATTTCGTGTCTAAATGATTCCGTAAATTGTTCTAATGGTTTGTTTACTCCATCAGCGGGTAATGTATGCCCGTGTACCATGATTAAACCTTTTTCACCACCCATAGCTATTAATACTTGGTTTTGCAAACCACTAACCGACGACGGACCTGGGCCGTAAAAAGCATGAGCGTCTGTAGCTGATGGATTACCGATCCAGACAGGTATGCCCCATTCTTCAGATTGGTCGAATAATTCGTGAAGCTCATCTCTGAGATCATCACGGTCAAAGTAATCTATTAAACAGTCTAAAGTTTCTTTAGTTAGCCTACCCGCCCTTAAATAAAATGTATTAAATACTACAAAGTTTTCCGTTATATCTTCTAAAGGGCAAGAAGCTGGTGCACTTGTATCAGGATCGGGACAGCTCATTTTAACAGTCCACCGAGTTTTTTCTCCAGGTGCGTATACTTTGATTTTGGCTATCGCATTTCTGCTTTTCTTATTAAATCTAAAAATACCACCACTTTCTTCCCAGTCGATAATTTCTTCTCCCTCGGCTTCGCCCATTCGAGATGCACCTACGGCTGGGTTTTTACTTAAGAAACCTGTGTCGATTACCTCTTCCCCATCAAATTCCACTACAAACCTGTCGGGATCTACAATTGGATCTACTTCTAAAGTTACCTCACCGGTTTCAGGGCCGAGATCAAATTCTATTACATGCGGTTCTGGGTAACTTTTACCACCCGAATGGACAACCTCGCCAGACCCACAAGGTTCAGCCATAACAGGGTCACCGGGTATTGTGGGTTCTTCTGGTGGTTGAACTTTTACTGGATCTGGTTCGGGGTTTGGCTCGGGGTGTTCTAAAATAATAGGATCGGAATTTGGCACACCCTCGTCAGCGGGGCATATAAAATCATCCTCTTCAATTATAGTTTTGTTGTTAGCTTTTTTCCAAGCTAAGTGTTCCCTGGATTCTACATATACGATATAAGATCCCGAGAAAGGGTCGTACACACCAAATGAGTTTTCTAAATTCTGTGGTAGCTCGTGCTCCCACGCACCTTTGGATTTATAAGATGCTTGGTCACGATCTGTGTTTTCATTTTTCTCATCTTGCCCACGCTTTGAGCTTTCATCCTTATAAATTGATTTGTCATGACCGAGCCAAAAAGGACTGGATCCACAAGCTCGATTTACAACTGCATTTGTTACGGCGGCACTAAATACCGACGATGGTTTTTGTTCTACTCTGTAACCCGTTTCAGCTTGGTCGGGTTTAGGTTCATAAAGAATATGGCATCCGTCATCCGTATGAACTACTACCTGATTATTAAGTACGGAAAGCCCCGTTATGATAGTAGCGTTCGACATGAGGATGTCTACCTTGCTGATATCATTATTTGAATAAGGAGAGTCTCTAAATGGAGTTGTTAGACCCGCGGGTTCCGATACATAAACCGTCAACGGTTCAAGACACGACCCAGCTGCAAAAATAGTTTTATTCGGCCCAACTACGAAATATTTACATCTTTTAAAAACAGACCACTCTAAGCTGTATATACGACCGTCATATGCTACTTTCTGCTCTTCCTCTCTCGGCGGCCCTTTACCTACGGCCAACGGGTCAGTGGAACCCTCTCCGATCATTAAAGTTCTATTCCCTATTGAGTTAAAATAGGCTTTTCTTTGATCCATCTCCCCGCTTGACTTGTAAACTTCTACATCATCCTCAAGCTCACCTAAAACCGTGTTTGGTTCGGGCATAAAATGGATGTCGTGGACTTCACTATGTCTGGATGCAAAAATAAAGGCGTTACCATTCTTATCAGCGGAAGATGTTACGGCTAAGTTTTTGTCCGTGGATAGTAGTGTAGAATCTACATCTCCTACTTTTTTCCACACGGGACCGCTGCTCACGCCCCCCGGCCCTTGGGGCAAGCAACCCTCGACAACGCGAAGGGAACCGCGATCGGCGTCATCACGATGAGCCTCGATCCCGGTGAAGTTTGGAATCCGGAAGTACCTCACCCTTCTTTTTTACCGTCTTTACCGTAAGGAAACAACCGGTTGAGTTTTTCTTGGCGCCTTTTACAACCTCCACACTGTTTTATTCCTAGCTTTTCCGTTACTTTTTTAACGGTATCACCTAAGCCTTTGCTTTTGTTATCAGGTTGAATTTTCTGTAATTCTAAACCTTTAGTCACTAATTCTCGCTGCAATGCTTTCTCTTTATGCGTACAAAAGTCCTTAGATTTTCTATTAGAGACCATAGAACGCTTAATATTCATAATTTCTTTAGCTAATTCTTCTTTAGTTTTCATAATAATTTAAGATATTTCATAGTAGTCGCTAATGCTGGGGTCTCTGCCCACATATGTGAAAATATTATTATTAGGATTTTGATACGGAAGCTGCCATGTTATCCCACTTTCAAGAACCCAACCGGTAAGTTCTGTGTAATATAAAAAGTAATTCACGCTGGGCCATTCGTCGGTATCCGAGATATAACCACAGAGCTCTTTATCCCAGGGCAGAGTGAAGGTGTAATCCAGGTAATGATCACCAGTAACCATGTAGTCCCACCCGTAACGACTTATTACTACACTTTCCTGCCCGTTCCATTTAAAATCTTCTTCTGGGTGGCAGCTACAATCGGGATCGTATGGGTTATTTTCGCAATAGTTAGGGTCGCAATCAAAAGAAGAGCCTGGCGTAAATATACTTTCCAAAGAAGCTGAAACATTAGGCGAGTCTACCCATCTATCAGTAGGCGGGGGTGTTCCCATTTGATATGGGATATGCAAACATTCCTGCGAATCTGGAGGCCCACCCATAGCTGGGTTTCCATTTATGTCAGTAGCTAAGACGGTGTTGTAGAGAGTAGGATATGGGGGTATTGTTACGCAATAAAGAGGTGTACAATTAGTACATTTCCCGCACGGGGTATCGGGGCACTTTAAAGTACCATCGCTTTCACAGCAGTCAGCTGAATTGGGTAAACTATATGTAGCCATCTAAGTCGAGCTTCCTGAAAGAATCGTGTAGCCAGCTGGCGTAACCTTATTACCGTCTACAGACGGATCCGTAGTTGTCATCACCGTAATATTATCAGGCTCACCGCTCGCATTACATACCTGTAGAGTATGCGTCCAGTATGGTTGGAGATTAAAACAATGGTTAAAAGAATAATTTGCGGTGTCCCCCGCGCCAGAAAGAACTCCGCAGTCAATAGTATAATTCTTGAAAGGTATCTGCGTTTTTAAGCACAGTATGTTTGCGGTAGAGTTTATACTTACAGTTGATGAACCGGTTGCGTCATCGTCCAGGACATGTATTGTGTCATTATTAACTGGGCATTTAGACAGTTGGGGTATAAACAAGTCAACGCTTGAAGGGTCTGATTCTACAAACTCAGTTGTCGCTTTTGTTATAGTTTTTTCGGCACCTGCATTTTTTAATTGTATGGTCTTAAAAGTCGGCCCGCTGGTGTTGGCTAGTTCTTTGGTTGCGGATTCAGCTCCAATAGTTATGCCGGTTATATTTGGTCCGGTTATATCTGAATCAGTAGTCGTGCCTGGGTTTTCAAAAGATAAAGATTGGATATCTATATCTACGGTTATCTCTTTTTTTTCCTCATCTAAACCTACAGCCGCATGTCTGTCTACAATAGTTACTGTTGCATCTTCTGGATCAGTGCCATCTTCGATTGCTACTTTAGAACTTGTACAACCATCTATATAGCCAGTGTCTATAGATGTGCCATCATTAGTTGTTAATTGAGTACTTGTAACATCTCCTAAATCACCGTTTGGATCATCATCATATTCGACTTCCAATAGATCCATTCTTTGAGCAGCTTGCGGGACTGGGCTACCTACATTTACCGAACTGCTTTGAATTGGGTATGGAGTACTACCGCCACCCGTTTCATCTTCGAGCTTAAAACTTTCAATAGTTATGTAATCGTCATCTAAAGGCTCAAGCTCTACATCTACATGGTTTATCTCGTATTCATCTTTAGGCTTTGTTTCCGTATTTATTACATCTGCAACATTACGGTTTAGAGGAGTTGGTGGTGTAGGTGGAGTGTCATCCTCTACTTTAGTACCGTTTATCTTTTTAGTATCTGCGGGCTTAGTGTATTCGGAAGTTGCCTCTAGTTTTGACGATTTAAATATAACACCTGGTTCGGTTCCTTCATCTTCTATTTCTAAAGTGTTTAAATCATCTTCTACCGGTGTTTCACTAAGATTAACAGTTCCCGATTGAAGTTGAAAATCGTTATTAGATGTAGGCCCCGTTTCTACTTTAACTGTCTGACACTCTGTTGATTCTAAACTTGCGCTAGTTGTACTTACTGAAAGGTTTTTAGCGGTGAATTCTAAGTCATGTAAATATTTTTTTAAAGTATAGGTTTTAGGAATTAATTTTAACTTTTTAAGTTCTTCAAAATGAATTTCTTTAATATCTTCATTTTTAATAGTTACATCATACTCTTCGCTTAAAGTTATGTTAGCTTCTTCGGGAGTAAGTTTCTTTTTATGACCAGTCCAACCAATGTAAACGCTAGATCGATCTAGCTTATACATTCTTTGATAATCGAGGACTATTTTAGTTAAATAAGGCGTTAAAGTAAGTTTGTTACCATTATTGAAGTAGATGGTATCCGTTCTCTTATACAGTTGTTTTTTGTTATCAGAAACTACGATATTGTAGTCTAGGGATGTAAATGTTACGGTAGATTTTGTAGCGTTTAAAAACTGCTTACTTCCTTTTATATAAAGCTGTTTACCTTTGTATTCATAAACCTTATCAACCTGAACAATGTCTTTTGTTGTACCTTTAACCTTAAACTGGTTTGTACTGTTCGTAACCGTGACTCTTTCTTTCTCACCAGATAAAACTAACTCTTTAGTACCCGTTATAGGGGAGTAATAAGCAGTACCCGCTTCCAGTGTTAGTTGAGATGGTTTTTTCTTACCTTGAGCATCCACTGTTGCATAGGCCGCTGAAACGGTGGTAGGTATGTATCCCGGTTCTAAAGGTATAGTTTTACCATTTATTTTTAAAGTAGATGGGGTTTCTACAACTTCGTAAACTTTTTTAGTTTCTTTAAAAGTTTCTTTAGTAATTTTAAGCTGACCCGTTTGTTTAACTACGAAACAACCTCCGCAGTCAGAACCCGTCGAAGTTTCGAAAACGGGTGTGTTTGTAATATCGGGACTTCCTTGAGATTCGGATATTACTACCTCAAACTCACCATCGGGAGTAGGTGTTCCTGAATCTATTTCTATATTGGATATTTCAGAAACCACATTTTTTGGTGATCCAGAGGATGTGAAATCACCATTTGAAAATGCTAAACTATTTATACCCGTAATTATATTTTGAGGACTTCCGTCATTTTCCTGATCACCGTCCTTTTGATCTTTTTTAGTAAGGCTTGTTAAAAATCTAAGAGTACTGCTATCGACAGTACCGCCCGCGAATTCCTCGGCAGTTTCTGCTAAATCGGACTTTGATAAAAGTTCTACATAGCCATCGTCTACATATTTACACTTAGCTTCTAACTGAAGTCCAGTTACTACATTAATTGGAGATTTGGTATCTGTGTCTTTTAGTTGAGGAGCTGCAAAATTAAAAGTCTCGTCAAATTCACATTCGGGATCTGGTTGTTGTGCATCCTCTTCAGGTATTTCGGTCCAAAGATCTGCATTATTTGCATCATCCGGAAAGTTACCCTGACTGATGTCTGAAGCTTGGTAAAATTTACCATTATAACCAACAATCTCACCCCCGTTGTATAGTGTGTTAGAATCCCAATCGGGTGGTGGTACGGGGTCGCAAGGGGCCAGCGTAATCGCGTACATGTCAAAAGGTTGAGGAGTACCCGTATTACCGATGGAAACTGTTACCGTAGGCATATTAAAAGGAGCTCCGTCTTTTACAAAATTACCCGGTGTGGTGTCTATATTGTAAGACTTAAATTCCTGAGGCCCGTTAATATCAGCTTGTTGCTCAATATCAATTTTTGCAGTACCAAATACACACGGATCTTGAGTGTCCTGAGGTAAATCAGCTTCATCTACTTCTTCCCAGTATTCCTCACCAATAGGATCGTCGGGAGGGTCGTCTATTGTGACTTCTTTTGCTCTATAATACTTCCCCGCATAGCTTACATAATCACCTGCCTCATACCTGATTGATCCCGTATAAAGAGCTGGTATTATAGGTGTTAAAACCTTATCACAGTCTAAATCAACGATAGTTGTATTTGGTGTATAATGCTCAATTGTTTTAGCCGTACCAGGGGTTACAACTATATCCAAAGACCGAGCTTTAAAATTAGCATTAGTTTCGGAGTCATCCGAATCAACTATTTTTACTTTTGGTATTGTGAGTTCTACTTGATTTGGGCAATCTTCTTTTTTAGTTAAATCTTCCTCATCTATTTCTATCCAATCGGGAAACTCACCCCCAAGACCTTCGCCCGGCGGGCTGGCGTCATTTACAGATCTCGATTTATAATACTTACCGTTGTATTCAACTTCATCGCCAATATTATACTCGACTAATACATCCCACATATCGGGGATTACGGTAACTTCTGGGCAGGGTTCTGGTTCTTCTAAATAAAGCTCGGTTACTTTAAAAGTATTAGTATCTCCGTCAGTTATATTAATTAGAGAGCTTGATATTGGAGAAGAACCCCCATCATTTGGGTAAGTCTCAGTCCATATCACAAGCTCGTGCAAAATTCTCTCTCCGCGTTGATCGGTAATAGCTGCTGGCGGGTCTAGCTTATCTTCAGCCTGAAACCCGGTTCCTCCAGTTTTATCGACCTTAGCAACATAGCAATAGTAATTACAAGGCTGGCAATTAAGAACCATTAAATCGCCATGCGTGATCGCTCTATTTTGGTGATTCTGATGCTCTTTTATAACCTTAAGAAAAACAGCTCTAGCTTCCTCTCTGCTCTTAGGCAGATCAACTTCATAATCTGCTACATCAATAAAGTGGACAATCATCTGACGATCACCAGCTTCATTTTCAAAGACGGTAAAATTACTCATAGCGTCTTCGGGTGGAGTCAGATCGATCTCCATACCGTCAATACGCTCTTCAAGTTCTCTGAGAGCCTGTTGTAAATCTTCGTTTGTCATTAAAAATAGGTTACTTCGACTTTCCAGATTTTTAATTTATTATGGAAAAATATAGGTGTAACTTTAAAATTCGAAGGTGTTGCTGTAACCCTAGTGTTCCAAATTGTAGAATCCCAAGTAATATGACCCGCGGCTAACTGAATAGGCTCACCTTGAAAACACGGATGATTCATTGTATCTAAAGTATCATCAGCTTGCCAATGAAACTTCCAGGATCGATCGGTCATGTCGGAATGAGGCTCGGTTAACCAATCTTGATCAGAACAAGCACTTCCGTAACAGGCGACTTGTTGGTAATCTACGGAATTACCAAATTGAAGACCTATTATTTTGTATTTTGTAGGCCACATCATACGAACCCCAGTGGAACCGCCCTTACCTCCGCCACCGCTTACGGTTTTATACATAGCGGCATTTTTAAATGACTGTCTAAATGTAGCCGTAGCATTACTTCCATTAATACCGATGATTTTTACATCCATAGACACTGATCCGGAGTTCTTTGTGTAAGAAGAGCTCTGAATTGGTACCTGTTCCTGAACTGTAAAATAAGTAAATACCGCAGAACCACCTACCCTTTTGGAAGTTGTTTTAAATGTTTTCAGACCTAAATGGTCAAAAGCCACAATAACGGGTTGGTTTATATCTTTTTCTCTCGTAGAACCAACTGTCCAATAAGACGCAATCGGGGCCACATAAGAGACAGTCCACAGATCTATACCTGGGTTACTTGTGTCTACTGAACACGCTCCTCTTACCCATATTAAGTTTCCAACCGTCGTGTTTGTGGCTTCCTCCTGGGTGGGAATTCTATTCTCGAGTACCGCTAAATCTTCAACAAAATTAGTAGTTCTTGTAGCATTTTGTAACGAGTATAAAACATCAGCATCATCGGTTTGAGAGTAAACGGATGGGACATTTGCTTTGACCGGTTTTATATTTGAATCCGAAAGTGTAAGCGTCGAGCCGATGTCCAGCGTACCAATGCTAGATGTATATAGATCCGATGGATCGTAGGTCGACGGGTCGTCTATTGCAAAAGGAGTCGATCTTGGATCCGCTAAAACTACAAACTCTTCATCAACATTAAATGTTTGTTTGGTGTCTAGTTCAGCCTTACCTTCAGTACTTTCAAACGCTTGTTCTCCCAATTTCCACGGAGATGAGCCTACAACTTCTAGTTCAACATTCCCATTTGTGTTACTGAGAACTTTTACAACTCGGGGGAATAGAACTCTTGTGTTCTCATTTTCCGATGATAGTTGCTTTATTGGGGGTATGGTTCCAGATGCATCACCATCGGCATAGGACACATTAACCGGTTCGGTTTGTTTAACTATAGTTGGAAGCATGTCCCAGTTATCCGCTTCATCGGGTGAATTTTGGCCGGTCTTTGGGTGTAAGCTCCAGGCTTCGGTATCGTATCCTAAATTAGGAGCGCCCAACTGTGAAAGTATATGGTTACTGTTTTTAATAACCACAAATTTACGGGTCATTTTTTTAAGCTGACCGCTTTCGCTTGTTTGCAACCCGTACCAAGTATCTCTTAGTTGTGCATACTGACGGGTTAATGTGGCTTTATCTACAGTAGTGCCTGGGGCTATTGCTTGATTTATTAAATAGTGATCTGTGAATTCTTCATCAGGTTCGCCGTATTCTCTGAACAAAGCCACACCATCTAAAGAGCCGTCTAAACCAATCTTACTAGCTTTCGGACCTTCGACCGCATATTTACGGGTCAGCTTTTGAAAACCGGCGGCTGAGTCTTTTTCAATCTTAGCCCTACCGATTTGCCTAATTCGTAAATCGTTCGGCATTCTACCAACCCCTTCTTCTGACTATTCTAATAGTTCTTTGTTTCTGCGGTGAAGAGAAATGTTTTAATTTTCTTCTGGCCTCTCTTGCCGATTGTACAATGACTTCTCGGTTATCCCCGTTATACCGAGGGTCGGTTAACAGCTTATATTGAGCTATCGGAAGCATTATATCCCAAATTGCGTCACCGGGTAACCTTGGACTGTCTCCTTCATTCAATAAAGTGGGCATGATATTAGCCACTAGATCTACGGTGTATGTTCTGTCGGGTATTGGGTATAAAACTAATCTCGGCACTACTATAAAATTATCAGACCCTTCATCCGTTTGATCTATGTAATACCATATAGGTCTTTCTTTTTCGGGGTCATCCATATCGATTGATGGGAAACTTCCCTGATATCCACCCACGGGTCTAAAATCTCCAGCATAATGACTTCTTGCGGTGATCTCGTCAGTCCTCGCATTCATAGGCGATAATGGCCCATGCCCCGCTAATACGGGTACTTTTTCAATATCGATTACATCTTTAGGCAGCCGTACTGACTGTTGGTCTTCTAAGAAAGACACGGACATTTTTCGAGAAGCCCACCTTGGCCTGTGACCGTCGATCGGCGCATAACATTCTCTGTACGCTTGATTAGCAACTATTTTAACTCTTTCCCGATCTATTTTTGGTAGATCTTCCCACTGGTCTGCACCTAACATACTCGCGATTTGATCAAGTATGTCTGTGAACATTATAAGACTCTCACTTACGATCCCAGAAGGAGCTTCGGCTTGAGTAGGTGACACGGCGGAAACTGATAAACCCGTTGGACTTTGGTTAGGAGAAACAATTACATTTGATAGTGCAACTTGCTCTTGAGGAGACGCCGTAAACCTTATAGATCCACAAGGGTTTTGCGGCGACCCCGTTCTGTTTAAACCCGTAGGAGCTTGGTTTGCATTTGGTGGAACGGTTGACATTCCATTAACTTACATAAGTTAATCTTTTTCAACCACCGCTTGTAATTCGGGAGCACGATCCATTTTTTCAACCTTAGCTTTTTGCTTCTTTTTAGGAGCAGGTTTTTCTTTTACAAAGTGATGGTCGGCTTCTGGCTCTTTTTTCTCGTCCATAAGAACTGAAAAGAACATTCTTTTATAAAGCCTACCTTGAGTGCGGAATATGTCGTCGGCTTCTCGCTGGTCTTTTGGCTCATAAGCATAATGCCTACTTTCCTTATCCCAGTTAAAAACATACTGAAGACGGCTCATTCCTTTAACTCTTATTACGGGAGTAGTTCCCATTTGGTCTCTTTTTCCGATGATTATAATTTTCATAGTTTTATATAAAAAACCTCTCCCCCGCTACGCAGAGGAGAGGTTGTGTTTAGGATTGGAATATGGTGGATATTCTCAAAAGCTTAATAGCTAAATCCGGGGATTTGACGAACTGCTTCGACAAGCTGAACACCTGGAATTCTTCCGTTGGTGTCTTGATAAGCAGCCATTCCGTAAACGGACTGGATACCTACGGCTGACAAGTGAGCTTCGTTTCCGCTATTTGCGAAATCGTCATAATGGAAGATCTGCTCGTTCGATACTGCACCTTTAGCGTAGTACAAAGCACTCTTACCCATTGCCAATGCATATCCGATTGGGGTTCCGTCAGCGTTACACTGATAGATCATCGAACCGGCTGGGAACGCTGTCCCATCAGCTTCCTGATTCGAGCCTTGACCACCGCTTATGTCATTATAAGCGAGAGTTTTAAGAGCAGCTCCGTCGTTACTTCCATAACCGAAGCATGAGTACGATCCGTTAGGCGCTACGATAAGGAAGTGCCCAGCTGAGGATACATTGTAGACTGCTCCGCCTGCGCCAGGGATTCTAGCGTCAAAACCTAGGAAATTAGCAAATGTATCATTACCAAGAGTTAAATCCCCACCGTTAGCTGGAGAAAAAGACGCGGTTGTCAAAGCTGTTGGAAGCAAAGGAGAACCTTGGCGTCCGTCGGCTGTGTCAATCAACACATTATGGTTAGCAATTACATTACCGTCCCACATTGCGTAGTTACCGCTGTACAACTTGTTAGAACCGCTACGCTCGTCAGCTTGTAAAATAGCTTCGAGGTAGTCAGGGTCTGAACGAAGTGGGCGAAGAACTGCGTCTGGTGCGAAGAACAAGTAACCGGGAATTTCGGTTTTGTCGTCACCGCCAACATTCATTGGCTCACCACCTTGGGCGATCAATGCTTGTTTAGCTTCCTGAATGATATCAGTACTTAAACCTTCTGTGTATTGAAGATTAGCGCCTGCACCATAACCTGAAATAAGGTTAGAAGAAGAGACATTTAAGCAAGTATCACGAAGAACCATCTGGATATGATCCTGCTCAGTGCGTCCTGCCCACTCGGACATGACTTCAGCTGAAAGCTGGTCAATGGTTTTACCTGTGAAACGCATAAGTTTGATAACTTGTGTCCAAGCTACTGCGTGTCTGATAAGATCAACTTCAACACTAAATGTTCCAAATTTGAGCTTACCAGTTGAGTTCTTGAGGATTTCTTCCCCACGAACGCCCTGTCCACGAATTGGAGCAACTGTTGTAAAAGTTACCTTGTCTGATCCGCCTGCGCTAAGATCGCGTTTTTCCACTACTGGAGAACCAGATCCTTCGGATCCGATAAATTTTGAAAATACATTTTTCTCACGAGCGTCACGAGTTACAAGCTCGGACCAGAGTCTGGTGCGCAAGTTTGAATCTCCGAAGATATCTCCTGAGTAATTAGTATTTACATTCATTAAGTCAACATTACCGAAACTTCCGGCTGCTGACTGTGCTGCTGCTGCTGATGATTTATTAGCCATGATAATTAATATTTAATAGTTAACGGAGGAATTTTCTACCGTCATCGTGTCCTAGAAGCTGATAAAGCTGATCGTTGGACATTTGACCGATGTTGTTAGAAACATACTCCGGTGTTATTTGAGTGTTTGCGGGTTGCGCAGTTTGTCCTGTCGTCAATACTTTAGCTTGATTACCCATCTGAGGGCTGACTTGCCTTGGTATTTCGGGAGCTGGATTTGAAGCGTTTTGTGCTGGGGCTTGGTAGCCTTTTCTAGCAGCAAAATCATGTGCCATCATTTCCGGCCACCTTGGTGACTGAAAAACCGCTTCGTAGTCTGCATCATTTTGAGCTTGAGATACAAAATCATCGAACTCTTTTCTGTAGACGGTAGATTTGTCTGACAGATCTGGGTAAGATTCAAATGCACGATCCCTACTCTCTTGAGCTTTACTACGCTGGTTTGAGCTGTGCGCCTCATATGCTTTTTCTTGTGCTCGTTCTTTTCTGAAGTTTAAATCTCTAACTTCCAATTCCTTTTTCATGATCTCCCTTTGCAACTGCAAAGCTTTGACCGTGTCTAAGTCATCGGCGGCTTGAGTAACTTCCGATTCAAGTTCGGCTATTTCGGCGTTCAGAGTCTCCGCCAACCCTTCATACGAATTTGAAATTGGTTGCTCAGTTGATTGTTGAGCGGGTTGCGGGTTTGGTTGATTCGGTGCAACTTCTTGGCCGTAGATAATCCTAGACGCATCCGCAAATGTCCCGCTAAAGCCTTCAGATCTGTAAAGATCTATGACTTGCTGGTCTAATTCGCTCTTAGGTCTAATCCTTCTTTTAGCCAACCTATCCTCTTCACTTTCCTCGGGAACAGGCGTTTCCTCGGGTGCTTGAGGCTCTTCGGCTACTGGTTCTTCTTGAACGGGCGCTTCTTCTTGGGGTTGCCCCTCAGGTTCGGCTTGTTCAATCTGTTCTGTAGCTTCGGGAAGCTGCTGCGTTGATAATGCTTGTCGAAGGTCGTCAGTAGACACATCCGCAAGATTTAATTCGTTTTGTTGAGGGGAATCAACCACCTCGGTTTGTTCTTCCATTCTCGTACAATACTAATGTTATACGGGTCTGAAAACCGGTTGTATTACCTGTTGTAGAATTTCAAACTACCCGGTTTTGCCGGTTTCTTTTTAGGTTTACTTAGCTTACACTTACCTTCTTTTTTACAATCTTTTGGGTAAGGGCATCTTGCACAAGTTTTAAACTCTTCTTTTTTATTTTTCTTCATTTTTATAAAATCTGTAAAGTTTCCAAAGCATGTAGCCACATGTTAAAA